ATCAAAAAGCGTGGTAATTCCGCTTAAAATCTGTGGTGTTGCATTTACCAGCATTTCAATAAGAGCCGATATAAGTTCGGTCACGGTTGTTCCAAGGTCTAATTCTTTGAGTGCAGTAACAAGCCCTTGAAATAACTGCATCGCAGCACTTAAAAGCTGCGGTGCAAGTGTAATGATTTCCTGTGCAAGCTGTGTAATAATGGTTGTAAGACTTGTCAGTAATTGCGGTGCAACGGTTACAATTCCTTCTGCAAGCGTCATGACAATTTCTCCGGCAGCAGCTAAGAGTTCTCCAGAATGCTCTGTGATACCGTTAAGAATGCTCTGAATAATCTCCACGCCGATATTTGCAACGGTTGGTAAAACACTGGTAATGGTTGTTGTTAAGGTTGTCAGGATATTTCCGACAGATGATCCAATCTTTTCGCCTGCTCCGTCTACACCATTGGTCAAATCCATAAATGCACTGGCAAGATTTTCAACATCCGGAACAATTTTTGCAAGCACCCCAGATGCAAATGTGGTGAACATAGCAAGAACCGGTGTGAATGCTGTGCCAATTTGGGCAATGGAATTTTTCATGTCAAGTTGAGCAGCGTTCAAGTCCATAACAGCCTTGTTATTTTTCTTGTACTGCTCCCCAAGGTCGCCATATAACCCATCCAGAGTATCAACAATTAGCTGCTGCCGCTGCTGTTCATCACCACAGGCTGCCAATTTGGCATTAAAATCATCTTCGTTTTCGCCTGCCCAGTTCAGAGCATCCGCCAAATTACCTGTAACCTGCCCAACCTTTGCGGTTTCGTTGACAGATTCTGCTAAGCCATCAAGCGGAATTGAATCGCCATATTTTGCCCAGATACCAGCCGAACTATTGAGCAGGCTATTCAGATTCTCTGTGCTTGTCCCCATCGCCATGAAGTTTGATACAGTGGTATTTGCAGCGGTTTCATCGCCCAAAACACCATACATGTCCTCGAACATTTTTCCGGCTTTTTCGCTGCTGATTCCGGCAGATTCCGCAGCAGAATTTAACTTTGCCATGTTATCATTAAATTCCTTGCTGCCCTCTGTTGCTGCAACTAAGCCTGCTCCCAGCCCTGTCAGAGCCATTCCAAGTCCAGTCAGAGCCGCTTTTCCAAGAGATCCAAGAAATTCTTTTAACTTGCCACCGGATTTTTCTGCTTCATCGCCGGTATCTTTGATTTCTTTGTTCGCATCGTCCAAAGATTTTTCGGCTTTTTTAGCAGAATCCCCCGTTTCATCCAGCGTGTTGTCAAAGGCATCTGCTGCACTTTCAGACGATTTCAGATAATCCTTATTTTTCTTTAGGTCATCTGACAAATTGGAGATTTCCGCACCAAGACGTTTTGCTTCGTCTGATTCTTCCCCGTACTTTATGACAGCATTTGCGTGTTCCTGTCGCAGGGACTTTAGATCCGATTCCTGCTGTTTGATTTCATTTGATAACTTGTCAAACGCACTTACAGTTTGTGTTTCTGTTTCTTCAGCCTTTGCAAGGGTATTATCAAAATCATTTGCTGCTGTTTCAGCTTCTTTCAGTTTCTTACGATTTTCATCTAATTCGCTTGATAAATCAGAAACTTTTTCCGCTGCTGCTTTTGCTTCATCTGAAAATTGCCCATACTCCAATACAGCACTGGAATATTCTTTTTTTAATGTCTTTAGATCCGATTCCTGCTGTTTGACTTCCCCTGACAGATTGTCAAACGCACTTACAGTTTCTTCTTCTGTGTTTGCAAGTTCTTCTGCTTGCCTTGCAGCTTCTTCGGCTGCCTTACCCATCTCGTCCAGTGTGTTGTTATGCTTTGCAATCTCAAATTCATTTCCCTTAATAGCAGCTTTTAAGCTGTTCATTCTAATCTGCATATTCTGTGCAGCTTCAGAATTTTCACCCTCACTTTGCACAATCTCAGCAAGTTTCTTTTCATAATCCGACAGAATTGTGGAATAACTTTCGTTTACGGTCTTTAATTGTGTGATTTTTGCAGTTAGTCCATCAGCAGAATCGCTCCACTTGTCCATTCCAGCAGTCGCTACTTTGAACTCTGAGTTTGCAAGAGCAATTTGTCGGTTTGCTTCCTGCAAATTGCTTTTCAGTTCCGAAATATCAACTTTAAATTTCGTTGTTGTTTCTTTCGATTTTGCCATTCCTTATCACCACCATTAAAACCAATTATCCCTTGCCGGTCGCATCATGCGAGCAGGCTTTTTCTTTTGCTTGCTATGTTTTACTGTACGCTTCATCAATAAAATCACTTCGTGAGCAGGATATTTCCGCACTTTAATTGGATCTAAGCCACTGAATCGGTCGCATAAACTCACAGTAATATCAAAAAATGTATCATATAAGGACAGCTTTCCGCCGCCCATCATCAGTTTCCCTGATTTTTTCCGTTGTCCAATGTCTTAATTTCAGAAAAGCAATACTTGATTGCCTGAATAAAAATCGGTACCAATTCGCTGACTTTTGTCCGGCGAATCTCTTCTTCTGTAACACCTTCAAAAATCTGCATCAGCAATGGTTTCAGCTGCGGCAGCAATTTCAGAATCATTCCACCGACTGCCGCTTTATCATCCACCTTGTCCAGATCTACACATTGCACAAGGTCTTCCATTGTACCCCACATCAGGTCAAACTGTGTCGCTGTGTAAGTCTTTTCCAATGTTTTTCCGGTCTTATCATAAATTCTCAGTTTCATGTCCATTATCATTTCCTCCGTTTAAAAATAGGCACCACACAATGTGGTCGTGCAGTGCCTAAATAAAATATCAATCTGTGTAAAGTTTACGCTGTCTTCGTTACTACATCATCCGGTGTCATAACCTTTGTGAACCATTCGTCCAAATTATCAGCCCGTGCATAGCGTTCATCGACCACAATACCAGTAATAGATTCTGTTCGCTGTGCTGTCTGTGTACCCTCTACTACAACGGTTGTATCGTCTCGATACGCAAATTTATGAATGGTGCTGATTGCAGTATAGGTCAATTCCATATTGGTTGTATCAATGCTGTCAGATTCGGTGTTGACTTCTTCGGACGGGATCGCAAATACACCCTTGTATTTCCATGCAAACCGCCAGAAACCATCTGTTCCCTTTGTTTTGTAACCAATGCAGAACTGTTTCGGTCTGGTTTCCCCTTCGATCAGCATGCCCTTTGTTGCATCAAATGCCTGACCGGTAATGTCTGCCAGTATTGCCAACTTCAACGGAGCAACTGTAAGTGTAAATGTTTCTGCACCCTTTGCAGGAATTACAATCATACCTCTGTTGTCATAGAAGTGCGTTTCGCTGGAAGTTTCCACTTCTTTTGCAATCGTTGCAACATACGCCAGTCGATGTGGCGTTGTAGTAACAAATTTCTCCTCACTATCTTCCAAGACCTGTGCATAATACAAATCCTGTACGCCACGATATTCAAAAACGCTGTTAGAATTATCTGCCATGGTTAAACCTCCTCATTGTTTTCACGGATTTTAAGAATCTGCACAGAAATGCCACGCCCGATGTGGGTATCCAAGTCACTAACCGCATCGTAAGCATCGCCCCATGCTTCAAATCCATTCTTTTTTAACTTTTCAATCGCTTGCCGCAAAACGTCATAGCATTTTTCCGGTTCAACGGCATAAAAATTGACATCATAGGTGTATAATGTCGCATATTCCAGATTATCATAAGCACTATTCAAATCGCCAGAAACCTGCCAGAATGTGAAAAACGCATCTGGATACGGTTCATCTTCCAGCAAACTTCCCTGCCGCCGAACCGGATACCCGAATTCTGATAATAGTGCAATCAAACGGTCTTCCATCGGTCACCCCATATTCCGTTCAATCCATTTTTCAATGGCTTCTCTTTGCAAATAGGTAATTGCAATTTGCGTTTTCCTGCCATAAACAGCATCATACAGCCCCGGAACGGCTGCCATTGGCGGTTCGTGTCGAGGTGTTCCATACATCAGGAAATTAGATACCAAACTTTCCGACAGGTTAAACCCGATTTTTATTTCGCCAGTAAAGCCCTTCCATTCAACGGAAAAATTCTTGTCCAGTGTTGCTTTCGTGTCCCCTGTCCAGAACTTTCCCTTTGCTGGCATATTGGCTTTTCTCATAATCGCAGTGACTTGCTCATTGACGTATTCTTTGGATGCTTTCAGGGCGGCTTCTGTTGCTTTTTTCAGCCCTTCTTCCCCTGCTGCCCGGTCAATGCTCTGCATGAGTTCCTGCCAACCGGAAAACTGTAAGCCGATTTGATTCTTCTTTCCCATGATTACGCACCTCCGGAAACAGCCCTGATTTTGAATTTCAAGATCTGATTCCTCATATTGATGTTTTCTGGTGTTCCAATGACTTCATAGGTTTTTCCGTCTGCATTCTGAATCCGGCAGTCTGCTTTGATATCAGGTCGATACCAAGTTTCAATGACTGCGGTATCTTCAATGGTGATCACATCATTATTCGTGCGTTCTGTTCCGCCGAATGTTTTAAAAGATGCATAAAACAGAATCCCAGTTTCTGGATAAACTTTTTTTGTTATGCCCTTTATCAGTTTTGTCTGCGGAATCAGCAGCCATAATGGAACAACAAACGGCTCATTCGGTCGATAATTTGACAATTATGCATCTCCCTTCTTGTAGATCAGCTGGATTGCACGCTGAACAAAATACTGTGATAATTCCGCCGTGCCCATCCCATAATTCCATAGGTCAGAAACACCACGGATAATCACACCGACAGCCTCCGGACTGTTTACGACCGCATCCGAAACGCCAGCATCCAGCAAAAACGCTTTTACATCATTGATGTAGGTTTTCAGCGTTTCATCCTGATACGTCCCCGTGATATTCAGACCGATTTTCACTTTTTCCAACAGTTCTTCGGCTGTCATGTGATTCACTCCTTACTTTGCAGACTTCTTCAGCACGAATACAGAATTGACATCCAGCAGCTTGCCGTCCATAATGCAAAGTCCCTTATTGTACCATACATTCTTTTCATCGCTAAACCACCGCTTAAATGCCAGCTGCAAATTGGTGTTGATTGCATAATCATTCGGGCGGAAGTAAATTGCGAATGCATCCCCGTCCGCTGCTGCATCAAAGTCTTTCATGATGTCTGGTTCTACGAGGATGACTTCCCGTCCCGCAAACTTGCCGGATACTGTACCATTGACCGGATCATATGTTTCCATGTAAAGTGGTCTGTCGTTTGCGTCCTTCAACGTCATGATCTGAGATTCAAACGTTGCAGCAGTCATTACCAGAATGCCTTCCCCACGATAAGCCAGCGGCACCTTTGCAAACAGCTTTGTTCTCCACTTTGTCCAGTCTGCAAGCTCTGCCACAGTAAAGGTGATCTTGTTTTCTGCCTTTACCCGTGTATCGTTGAGAATGCCCATCGGCTGACCGCTGCCAGTGCCGGACAAAATGACACGGTCAAATTCCCGTGCAAACGCTTCGGACAACAGCCGTGCCATTTCCGTTTCCAATGTATCCAACGTAACAACCTGAGAAAGCAAGGACTGAGAAAGACGTGCTTCCACAATGTGATAGCCGAAAGATACGCTGGTCTTGATTTTCGGAACTGCCTGTGTATCAGAAACAGTCGTTTCCGTAATCCAAGAAACCGTTGGAACCAGTTCTTCAATCGGAAATTCTACGCCGCCCTTAACATTCAGCTTCCGGACACGGTTATACAAGTTCCCATAGACTTTCAGTTCCTTGATAAACTCGTTCATGATGGTGTTCGGAATCACCTTGCCGACATCCGATGTAATCAAGGTTTCATCTGCACGCTTCTGGTAGTTCCATTCGCCGGTCTGCACATACTGCATAAATGCTTTCCGATATTCCATGGAATCCAGTGCATTTCCGGTTCTCTGTTCTCCCTGCGGATTCATTGCAAACGATGCAAGATTTCTTGCCTGCATCGGATTAAATGCAGACCGCTGTCCGGTTGCATCATCGTCTGTCTTGCCAGCAGAATCACTTCCAGCATCATCCTGATTATCGTCCTTTTCTGCTTCTTTCAGCTGTTCTTCTGCATCCTGTAATTCTTCTTTCAATGCCAACAGGGTCTTCCCAAGGTCTCTTACTTCCTGTGCATCTTTGGAAGTTTCAAGTTTTGCCTTGAGTGCCTCAATTTCTTTCTTTCTTTTTTCAATCAGATTTTTCAGAAATTTTTTCATATGCTCATACCTCCAGTAAATATTTCAGTTTCAGCTTTTCCAGTTCTACATCTTCACTGCCTTTGGAACGTGATTTTCTGGCATCTTCAACCGCTCGCTTGTCACGGGCGGAAATTTCAGTACTTTCATATGCTGGAAATGTCACAGCAGAAACCTCTGCAACCTGTCCAATGCTATTGATGTATCGGGTCGGATGGTCGGTATCTAAGCCTTCCCATTCATCTCCAGTAATCGTAAACATAAAGGACATACCGGAAATATCGCCACGCTGCACAGCAGAATATAACGCCTTTGCATCCGGATTGTTTTCCACGTCCAACTGTACTTGTATAGCTAACCCATCCTTGTCACGCTGGAGCTGCATCGTAGATTTTTTGTTTCCGGCTTTTGCCCGTGCCAATGGAATCATGCCCGTATTGTGATTGACCAAAAACCGCACATCAGATAAATCTGCATCATCCAACGCACCTCGCCGAATAATTTCATCGTAAAATCCCAAATCAGTTTTCATTTCAAAAACAATCGGTCTTCCAACCAGATAAGAACCGCCATCGCTGTCTGTATCTGCTCGAATGTCAAACATAAAATTTCTTTTGCAAAATTCAAGCATTGCATTGCACCTCCTTACATAATTGTAATATCATTGATTTTTGGAGAACTATTGTCGCTTGTTCCCGACCATGCCAAATAATATTCACCTGCCGGAACACTCGAAATATCAACGGCTTCTGTTACGCCAGCTGTTGCATACACATACTCAAAATCGACTTTGACAATGTTTTCGTTGTCCGCTGCCAGCAGGCTTTGAATTGATGTCGCCTTTTCTGCATCTGTCGCACCGGTAACCAGACCAGCAGGAATGAACTTGAAAAATTCCCCGTCTTTCATCGAGCTTGAAATGTACCCATATAACAGCAACTGTGTCGGGCTGATGGTCAGTGGCGTGGTGCTAAAAGTCGTCACTTGCTGATTCCATCCGAAATCCGTATTATTATAATACAAGGAATGATTGGAATCTGCATTGCAAAATGCACTTTCCGCTGTGATATATTCCTGCAAAGATTTCAGCCCCGTTGTTGTCAGCGTGTAAATCGTACCTGTATAGTTTGTATACATTGCGTTATCAAACACATAATAACGGGTCGTGGTTGACCCTGTGCCAATCAAATTTGGCGTAATGATAGATGACCCATCCGCATTATTGACTTTCAGCCGATATACGGTCGGGGTGTTTTCATAGATTTCAATCGTTGGAGAAATACCATCTGTTCCCGGTTCGCCATCTTTTCCGGGTACACCGTCTGCACCATTTGCACCCGGTGTTCCAGCCGCTCCAGCTGCTCCCGGTTCTCCGGTATCTCCCTTGTCACCCTTTGCACGTCCAGCGTTGATGATTGACCCATCCGATAATGTAACAATCAAATCTCCATCATCGTTAATCGTGCAATTTTGGACGGAAACAGCCGAACCGCCACCGCCACCACTTTGCTTGATTTTTTTGTTTAAAATCGCATATAGCAACAGATCCATCTGTAACCACCACCTTTACAGCTTGTACCATTTTGATTGGTACAAAATATAAACATCACCAGTATCCGCTGCAAGAAACATTGTGCCTTCATCGTAATCTGTCTTGAGTGTTGCAACATCAGAGGACAATCCCAGCAACTTCCAGCAAGATGCATAATTAAGTTCCTTCATCCGTGCTTCCACCTTCCTTACAATTTTGGATATTTGTTGGTTGCACACAGCAGCCATTATTTTTCATCGCTATGGCTCTCGCTTGTGTTTGATATTGCTTTGCATCATTTACATTGATGTAATTTAATGACATCATCCGCACACCAGACAATTCTTTCAACGGACGCATTCCAAATGCTGCCCGTTTTTCGTTTTCGTACAAACTTCCGCAATCTCCCAGCAAACGAATCATTTCCAAAGTCTGATCCGTTGTCATAAAGACCAGATTTTTCGTGTAGAATGTAATTGCATTCCCAAATGACTGTTCTCGTGCAGTCAAAAGAGCCTTTGTAAAGTTCTGCGACAGCGATATGACAATCGGTTCAATGGTTTTCTGGAAGAATGCTTCATATTGTTCCTTTGTATAGTCCCCTGTCAAAATACACAGTGGAACGCCAAAGTATCGCAGTATCTTTTCATCAATAAATTTGAGTGTATCTGCATCCACAAACTTTATCGTTCGGGTAATCGGGATAAATTCTGCCTTATTGTCCAATGCTAAGAATCCACTCTGTGATTTTGCGAGTTTTTCCTCCAGTTCTTTCATTGCTGCTTCCGTCTTGCCGTCATCCATTATGGTATTGTACTTAACAACCCCATTGACTGCACAACTGGAGGACATCGCAACTGACAAATTATGCAGTAATTTATAGTTCAGATCCAATGTATCCAGCAAGGCTTGATTGTCTGGCTGCCCACATTCATTCCCACCCATATATTCACTCACACTGTAATTTTTCCGGATGTGAATGATGTCTGCATAGTTCAGCGTTGTTTCATAATTGTTCGCAAATGTGAATTTTACAAACAGTTTTCCAGCTGCATCCTGCAAAAACACAACATTCTGCGGTGCAATCGGATATAATCCAGTATAAACCTTTGCCACGCTGCCATTTGCATCCTGTCTGGTGTAATAAGTCGGAATAATAAATGCATTATAATTCAAATACAACTGCCAAATCACTTTTTCAATGAAATCTGCTGTTGTCATCAGTTCATTCGGGGCGTTCAGCAGCGTTTGCAATCCGCTCTGAATCGGAATAGAATCAGAGCCATCTTTTTTCACATGCATCGGAATCAGTTTTTTGCACTCCGAAACAATACAATTGATTGCCTGCTGTACAACATCGCTCGCATAGATGTTCTGCCCAAACTGCGAATAAATCGGTGTGAATCCGTTCAGGATGTCTGCATACTTTTTATTCTTGCTTCCATGGATCAATTTATCGAACTGATCACGTAACCAGCCCAAGCGATCACCCCCTATCTGGATTGCCGAATCAGCTGTGTAAAGTCTGTGCGGTATCTTCTGTACATCTCATACAAAATAATCATCGTAACAGCCCCGTCAATTCGCTTCGCACGTTCTGTTTTTACGCACAGAGCAAAATTATCAACGGTTTTTATACCAGCGTTTTTCAAGCACCATTTATCAATCTCATTGTTATTATAGTTAATCAGCTGATGTTTCAGGTCTGCTTCACAGTATTTCAGTGCATTGGATAATGTATAAGCGTTCTGCAAAATCAGCACCAAGTCTTCATTTTGTTTCGTCCAGCCGTAATAATCCATACGATTCATCCAGTCACGGCTAAATCGCTGGTCATATCCGCACCGCCACAGGCGGATGTCATAATCCGTGTACAGCTTGTAAAACCAATCTGCAACCACGGACAAATCAATATCTGTTCCGTCTGTAATCGTAAGCAGTCCGGCTTTTGCCCAATCTTTATACCTTGCACCAGCAATCCAGTCATCCGAATCTTCTAACTTTGACTGTGGGATAAAATACATGGTGTGAATGTATTTGGTCTTGTCGTCCGGCTTCATCATCAAAATCTTTGCACAGGTCAGGTCGGTTGTTTCTGACAAGTCCACTGCACCCAAACAAATGCAGCCACGAAATTCTTCCAAATCATAAACCGCACCATAATCATAGTCTTCCAGATTCAGCCACGATTCTACTGCATTTTGCTTGATATTAAAATCTTTCGGCAATACAAAAATACGATCCGCTTTGGATGATCGTGCAAGGTCTACCTGTTCTCGCAGATAGTCCCATTTTTTCACAATTCCAAGCGTTGGATTGCTTTTCACCCAAGTGCGTTCGTCCTGCCACACCTCGTTTTCGGAATCTTGTGTATAAAGCCACGGCAAAAGTCGCTGCCCTGCAAGCGTATCGTCTTCTCCACTGATTACAGCCCGTGCTTTTTTCAGTTCATCGTCTAAATAGCCGCCGACCACAAAGCCTTCGGTCGTGATATTGATAAATTTCGGGTTTTCTTTCAGGCTCTGCGACTGTTCAATAGATTTCCCGATGATGTTTTCTTTCATTTCGTGGGTTTCGTCTATGATTGCGAAATCAATATTACGCCCTTCTTTGTTTTTTGTCCGGTCAGACAGCTTAAAAATCTTCGACCCATTCACTTTATTGAGGATAAATCGCTGATTTCGTTTCGTGTCTAAATCGTCCGGATCAATCAACCGCCGCATGGTGTCAATTGCATCGTAAGTAATGCTTGCTTGATTGTCATCGTTGGAGCTGCACACAATATCTGCACCATTATTGCCAACAATCAATTCAGACAAGCCCAAAGCGGAACAGGTTTCCGACTTTGTATTCTTTCTGGCAATCAATAAAATGATTTTTTTGAACCGGTCAAATGTGGTTTCACTCATTTTGAAGCTGTAGATTGCTTCAATAAAAGCTTTTTGCCAGAGCATCAGCACCATCGGCTGATTATAATACGGTGATTTTGTCAGCCGGACACACTTTTCCATGAAATTGATCCGGATTCGTGCATCTTTGGTATCATAATAAAAGGCATCGTTCAGAAAATCGGCTTTTAAGTTTTCTAACTCCTGCCACAATTCCTGCCCGACAAGGATTTCACCACATGCAATCCGTGCATGGTATTCCAGCAAAAAAGAATTATCCGGTGTCCAGATTTTCTTTTCCTTGATTAACATGCACAGTCCATCCCTCTTTCTCTTGCCCACGCTCGCAACGGACTTTCCTGCTGATCTCCGTTGTCATCGGAAATACGGGCGACAATCTTCACAACATTGGTGTACTGCTGCAAAAATTCCCGATACTGTTTTGCTGCCGGTGTTGCCTTCTGCTGAGACGGATTTTCTGCATTGATCCGAATCATCGGCAGCTTTTCTAGTTCTTCCAGCTTTGTTTCCAGAAAAATCATGCGGTCAATCAAGGGCAAAATTGCAATGCTGTTCGATTCATTCACGATTTTCAGCAATTCTTCTCTTCGATTCATTTCTTTCCACCATCTTCCAGAATTTCAAATCCAAAAATCTCATTTTTCAGGGTTCTGCGAGACGGCTGCACCCCTATCATCAGTTAGCCCTCACTCGTTCTTTTTTCGATGTGGGGGGTGGGCAAAAATTTTTCCCACCAATCCAAAATAAATTTTTCCCACATTTCTTTATCTCTATTGTCAGAAAGATTTCGCAAACGGTCTAAGCATTCTTCCTTGCTGGTATCCACAAAGATTTCACGAGCGTTCAAACTCTTCTGCAATCGTTCCCGTTCGCTGCTCAATGGATAGCCGCCGATCAGATAGGCGTTCTGCCATTTCCCTCTCCGTGTGCGAATCATATCAATCAGCAAATCACGCACACCAAACGCAACAGCGTTCAGTCTTGGCGGTTTGACATATCGTTCTTGCATGCTGATGCATTGCCAAATGTTATCCATATCCACAACCAAATCACCAGCTGACATACTCTGCTGTACCAGTGTTGTCTTACCAGACAACGGACAGCCATACACCAGATAGACTTGTCGTGTGTAATATCCCAGCTTGTTGTGAATCTTGTTGTGGCAATGATGATGCACCAACATGACATTGTCTGGATTCAATGCAATCATTGCATCTGTTATGTTTTGGTCAGTCAGTTCGATTTTGTGATGTCCGATGCAATCATACTTATGCACAATCGGCTTTCCGCAAAATTCACACAGCAATTCTCCCTTTTCGTTTACCCGTTCCATCCGGAGAACTGCCATCAATTTCACCCAAGGCTTCGACTGATAGAAACTACCATTCATTCGTAAACATCCCTTTTGCTCTTGCAAGTAATTCCGATGCTCTCAGCCGGAAACGCATATCTTGCTTTTCATCCAGAAAAATTTCCGTCCAGAACGATTGAATCTCTGCAATGGTTGCCACATGCTTTCGTGGATCATTTTCACACAAGCTATTCAGATATGCAATATACTGTTGTACTTCCGGACGTGCAACTAATTTAGTGGCATTGCCCCTTGCATACTTTTTGGAATATCCTGCCCGAATTACGGATTGTTCCGCATTTCCGGCACATTCTCCGCAGTAATAAGTTGCAACTAATTTATATTGCGGTTTTACGTTCGGTTCATCCATCTTCCATCACATGCTTATCAGCATCTGACCGTTCAATTTGATAGGCTGCTTTGCATGGATTCTTCATGTTTTCCCCTCCATCGTCAATATTAACAAAAATGCCGATACAGGTATTTCCCTATATCGGCAAAATCCATATTATAATTGTATCATTTATTTACAAGAAAAACAACGAATTTTACTGCAAATCACCGCAATTGTCTGCAAACTTTTGGAGTGCTTCTTGCAGCTTGTAGCTGATTGTACGTTCTGAATAATGCATATGATTTGCAATGTCCTGAACCTGCTCCATGTTTAAATACTTGCGAATCAGGATTGCTTCTGCAACTGGATCTCTAAGCTGATGTATCGCCGTTTTAATTTCTGTCCGGCATGCTTCGACCACTTTTCGTTGCTTCTGGCACATCTGTTCTGCTTCAGGGTCTTCTTCTTCATGTTTTTGCTTGTAATCTTCCAAAGCAGCTAATTTGATTTTTTCTTTTTCCAGTCTGGAGAAAAACACGTTTTCCTGACTGGTTTCTGCCTGTTTATCTTTCATCGTAATACTCCTTAATGCACCGGATTGCTTCGTCGAACCCATAGCAGACCTTTGCAAGATAACCCTGCTCCATCAATCGTTTCAGCCATTTCTTCTGGTTTTCGGATACTCTGCCCCGTTCTGCTTTCATCTCTATGTACAACCCGTGATACTGCCCACGTGCAACCGGCAAGCACAAATCCGGTACGCCAGACTTTACGCCAATATCTTTTCGCTGTTTGCCTTGTGCTGCATTGCATTTGATCTCATTCGGGATATGATACAGCAAATCTAACCCCGGATAGCGTATGCGATTGCTGGCATAGCACGACCACTCCATAACGGTTCTCTGATGTTGATATTCTGTCATTCCATCCTCCATCCGTACAGAGCCGCTTTAAATTCCTCCGGATTCAGATTGCGTTCTGTGCGTTCCTGCTTGCATGCCTTAATAGAGGTAAATAAAATTGTCTGAATCTTCCCTTGTAAGCAGCCCTGTATCCATCTGCCGGTAGTGCGGTTGTAAATTCCGTAAATCGGCTTCCGTTTCTTCTTTTTTCGGATTCCAAACAGATTTTCCGTTTCTTCCGATTCGAAGCGAAACATCTTTTCCATTTCCAATTCTTCCGGTGTAAATTCCGGCTTCTCTGTAAAAGGTGGTTTTTGTTTCTGAGCGACTTCTCGGACAGTGTCACCGGACACGTGAAAAGTTTCTTTGATTTGTTCCGTGGTCATCGTCCCATTGAAATATTCGTCAGCAACTGCCTGCAACTTCTTTTCCCGCTCCAACCAATGCATGATAAT